CTCAAACTTTTCTTTTTTTCCACCTTTGCCGCCGTCTAAGAACTTGTTCATTATTTCGTCCCTAGTTGCTATTAATATATTGTTTGTTTGTGGACCATTTCCTAATTGTTTAGTTCCATTTGCTTCTACTTTAGCAACTTCTAAATTGTTTTTATGTTGTTTTGCTTGTAAATTTATTTTATTTAAATTATCAATAGCTTTTGTGGTTGCGCTTATAAGCTGTGCAAGAGCAGCTATTTCTCTGGGATCTTGTCCAGATGTTACTAAATCTTTTAAATTGTTAACTGTCTCCAAACCCACTTCAATTACTTCTGCTGTTTTTTTATAAACGTAATCGCTTACGTTATCATCGTTTAAATTTTCTATTTCTTTTGTTTTGGATGGTGTTATTTGTTTTGGTACTGCATCGCTTTTTAATTGATCTATGATATTATCTATTTCGTTTGAAGAATCCATATTGTATTGAATATTTATTTGATAAACTCTTCTTTTCTACTATAATATAGATATCTTATGTTTGAAATGCCTAAAATTGTTTTTGAAAAAATAGAAGAAGATGCACAACTTCCAGAACAAAACTTGGTAAGTGATGCAGGTTATATAATAAAATCAATTGAAACAAAAATAATACCTGAGAAAGAGTTATTCACTCTAAATACAGGACTTAAAATATTTGATATAACTAAAGGAGTATGGGGATCGATTCTTTCAATTGATGAATTGTTGGAAAAACATAAAATACAAGTAATTCCGTCTATTATTGAGAATAATTTCAGAGAAGAAATAAAAATAACTCTTTACAATACATCAAACAAAGATTATCTTATAAATACAGGGGATTGTATAGCCAAATTGGTGTTTATGCCTCTATTAACACTTAAAACAGAATTTAAAAATGATTAACCATTACAATAATCTTTGGGTAGAAAAATACAGACCCAAAACACTTGATGACATAGTTCTAGACCCTGAAATCAAAGAACATTTTAAGAATATTGGAGATGATGTTCCAAACATTCTTTTTCATGGTCCTGCAGGTACGGGAAAAAGTACTATGGCTAAAGTAATTGTAAAGGATATTTTAAAATGCCAATATCTTTATATCAATGCATCTGATGAAAATGGAATTGATACAATCAGAAATAAGGTTATTACTTTTGCCCAAACTCGTTCTATAGATAGCAAAAAGAAAATAGTTATTCTAGAAGAAGCGGATGGATTGACTGGAGAATCATTGAGAATTCTAAGAAATGTAATGGAAGAATATATCAATACAACAAGATTCATCCTAACTGCTAATTACATAACAAGAATTATTGAACCTATTAGATCACGATGTGTGATGTTTAAATTACATCCTTCTATAAAAGGATGTGCAGATAGATGTGTTGAAATTTTAAAGAAAGAAAATATAACTATAGACGATCCAGATAAGAGTCAAAAATTTTCAAAATTTCTAAAAAGAAGGTTTCCGGATTTAAGAAGAATTATAAATGATTTACAAAAATGTTCAGTCGGAGGAGTTTTTAAATTTCCTGAAGATAATGATTCTTTAGATTTTTCTGGTTCTATTATAGAAGGTTTGTTGGGTGGAGTATCTTCTTTAGAAATAAGAAAAAATGTTATAGAATCTGAATCGTTATTTGATGGTAACTATCAACAACTTTTAAAGAGTATTTTTGATTATGTATATAATTCAAAAAAGTTCAACGAAAAACTAAAAAAACAAATTATGTTAGATCTCGGAGAACATATGTACAGAGATAATCTTGTTTTAGACCATGAAATCAACTTTTTCTGTTGTTTACTGGCTATAGAAAGTTCTTTAAATATTAAACCTTAATGGGTTTTGGAGAATTTTTCTTAGATTTAGAAGGTCCTGTAAAATATTTTTTGGCAATTGCAGGAGATGCTGGAATTGATGTTTGTGAAACAGGAAGTTTATTATCTTCTGGTTGATTTCCCAATCCTTTAAATTCATCAGGATTTGCTGGGACTGGTTTACATTGTGTATAATCTTGATAGTGTTCGTATTTGTTTGGAACCCCTTGTACTGGAGGTAGATTAATTCCAAAATCAAGAACTTCTACAAGTTTATAGTCGCCGGGTACGCTGAATTCGTTGTACTCTGTTGGAGCCTGTAAGCTTCTAGGATCCATTTTTAAGGTTAAATATATATTAACCGAACCTGCCAAATCATTTGGATCTCTAGGGCTTAAATCATTACTACTACCTTGAATTTCATGTATGAAAAAGAAGATTTCGGGATTTTGTTGGATTAATCCCTTTAGCCAAGTATCAAATGCAGAGTCTTGTTGGTATCTTTCCTTGTAATAATCTGATTGGAAAAACTCAGGTCTTAATCTTACAGGTGTATTTGTACGGAAACCTCCGTTTGAATGGTGTGTAAATGCTTTTTCACACAGAGTAGTAAATTTATTAAACTTTTCGCTCATATATATAGGGTTTTTGTTATAAATATTTACCACACATGGCTGCTATTTATATAGATAATCTTATAAAACCAAGAGAAGTAAAATCTCCTAATAATTACCCATCTAAGGAAACAAATCCAAATCAATACATATATTCCGATTTACATTTGGATTTGACTTTGGAAAAAAACGTAGGAAATGGTTTAAATTCTGTAGAAGGAAACGATGTAGTTGGTGACTATGATACAAATGCCATAAGAAATTCTTTATACAACATTTTTACTACAAGAAAGGGAGAAAAAATATTAAATCCTAGTTTTGGGGGATCTTTAGATCAATATTTATTTGAAGGAATAAGTGAAGTAAAAGCGAAAATATTGGGTGAAAGTATTTTAAGATCTGTTGCAGATTTCGAACCTAGAGTTGAAGTGGTAAATGTGAGCGTTATGCCTATGCCCGAACAAAATCAATATTATGTTGTTTTTAGGTATAAAGTATTAAATATTGGTAAGGTAGATAAATTCGAAATTAATTTCAAATCAAATAACATTAATATAATATGAGTGATATTGTTCCATTTAATAAAAATTCTTATGTAGCATTCGACGGAATAAGCATAAGAGATAATATAATAAACAGGCTTAATCAAAGTAAAATTTTTACTGATCAGAATTACCAAGGATCCAATCTATCTGCTTTGATAGATGTCATAAGCTATACATTCACCACATTGCTTTATTATTTGAATAAAACTTCATCGGAAAGCATGTTTTCAGAGGCTCAAATATATGAAAACATGAATAGAATTGTTAAAATTTTAAACTATAAACCAATCGGAAGATTGGGACAAAATGTTCCTTTTAATTTGTCAGCAAATTCCAACATAGCAAAGGGAAATTATTTCATACCCCGTTTTAGCTATATCAATGTGGGAGGAACTCAATTTTCTTTAAATCAAGATATAGTTTTTTCAAAATTAACAGATGGAGATTCGGAAATATCAGATGTTAATAACAACTATTTGTTATATCAAGGACTTTTCCAAGAGTATCCCCTATATACATCTGCTGGAATAGATAATGAAGTTATATATCTTGCTTTGGGAGAAACTGTTCAAATAGACCATTTTAATATATTTGTTTATGTTAAACCAAAAAATTCAAATAAATGGGAAAAATGGTCTAATGTTTCTGATTTATTTTTATATACAGCAACTGAAAATGTATATACAACAAGATTTAATGAAAATTTAAGATATGAAATACAATTTGGAGATGATATAAATGGAAGAAGATTAAATGAAGGTGATCAGGTTGCCATTTATTATCTTCAAATAGATTCAACTTCTTCGGGAATTGCTCCTCAAGCTTTAAATAATTCAAAATTTGTTCAATATAACTCATTAAGATACAATCAAATTTTAAGTGATACTAGTTTCAACTTTGATGAAAAATTGTCAAATTCTCAATTAAACAATATTTCAATAAGCAACGAATATCCATCAAATTCATATTCTGATTATGAAAATGTTGAAAGTATAAAAGCAAATGCCCCGAATAATTTCAGATCTCAATATAGGTTGGTGACTTCCAGAGATTATGAATCATTTATAAAATCTAATTATTTTAATATAATTTCTGATACTGTTGTTGTTGGGAATGATGATTATTTGAGAGGACATCTAAGATATTTGTATGAAATAGGATTGAAAGATCCTCAATTACAAAATCAAATATTATTTAATCAGGTAAAATTTGCAAACAGTTGTAATTTTAACAATTTATATGTTTATGCAGTTCCCAAAAACGAAACACAAGATTTTTTGTCTCCTCCACAAAAAGAATTAATTTTAAACGGAACAGAAGAAAGTAAAACTATTACGTCTAAAATTATTATATCTGATCCTGTTTATATGAATTTTGATTTTTATATAAAATCTCCTATATCAGATGCAACAATAGACGATTTATCTTTAAATAAGTTAAGAATAATAAAAGAAAAAAACACAAGAAGAGCATCATCTGCTATAGTAGCAGATATTAAAAATCTGTTTTTATCAAAATTTAATCACAGTGTTTCTAGACTGGGCCAAGTTATTGATTTGTATCAATTAACATCAGAAATTTTAAATTTAGATGGCGTAGAAAATGTAGAAACTTACAGATCTGATACAAATACTTCAGCAAATGGAATATCTATACTAATGTGGAATGATTTATATCCATATCAAGATGCAAAAGTATATTCTCAAAATTTAACTTTAGAATATTTCCAATATCCTATATTCAATAATATAAATGATATTACTTCCAGAATAGAAGTAGTAGAACAAAGTGGTTTTATAAAAGCCGTTGAATTTTAAAACAAATGGCAGCACCTTTTATACCTTCAAAACAATCTTTTGAATTAACTTTTGGTGAATATTTTAGTGGAAGTATAAGCCATAGTGGAACTTCTCCTTTTAGTTGGTCTGCTTTTGGACTTCCTGATGGTATTTCAATAAATCCTTCTACTGGAGATATTACAGGAACTCCATTAGAATTGGGAAATAGATCCTTATATATTCTTTTAACAAATGCAGAAGGTTCTTTCGGTGGTGTAATAACATTTTCTATAAAAACATCTCCAGAGGCAAATTTAAATTTTTCTATATCTCCTGACGATGGATATGCCCAATCTACCGTTTATCAATTTTCTACAAATGTAAATAAAACACTATCTTCTTATTATCTTATATGGAATTTTGGAGATGGTAGTATTAGTAATGAAACAAATCCAAAACACATATACTCCGTGCCGGGTGAATATAATGTTTCTCTCTTTGCATATACATCTTCAACTGTAATAAGTTTATCTTCTAACTTGAATGTAAATTTATTGATAAATGAATCTATATATTTTGATTATGTTCCACCTCCGACTTTTGCAAATCATTATAATAGAAATCCCTTCAAAATTAATTTTACATCTTCAAAAGAAGGTCCTCATTTAATAGATTTAGCTGCTCAATTTTCTAGATCCTATGAACACCAAAATCCTAGAAATAAATGGTCTTTTTTAAGACCAGAATGGAGATTTTTAGATTTAAATGGAAATATAATAACAAATATAATACCAAACGAAACAAAATTATATTGTGACAATTTAGGAAAAATTAATTCTGATGGAAATGGTTTATTTGTTGGAGTTAGTGGAAGTGCTGAATTTTATTTTGTGGATGATATTTACAATTTTGATTTGGCTGTAAAAGATGTTCCATATTCAACAATAATAGCTACATTAAGAACAAGTGCAATAAGATCATTTAATGATAGTTTTAATGCAAGTAACGAACTTCCCAGTTATTCTAATAGTCTAGCAACTGTATCTGTTCCTTATATGTTTTTATTAAGAGTTCCAGATGATATAAAAATAACAGAAAATGGTATAAGAGATTATGTAAACCCAAGGTGGCAAAAAGCTCAACAACCAGTTATAGCAGCAATAAACTATAAAAATCCCTATCCAGAACCTTTTTACTGGGATGATGAAAGTAACGGAATAAAAATATACAATGAAGAAAGTATGTTTTGTCACTCATTCCCGTTAAATGGGTATATTTCTTTAAATTTAGGTAGTACTGGAATAAGTTCAAATTTTGTGCCCTATCCAACTCAATTAAATTGGGTTGATGAAAATAGT